GGGTAGGATTAAACTATTCATAACATTGATGGTTAAGGGCGGTATAATTAATAAGATTTGTCTCGAGGTATCTATGACCAAACAGGAATCACTTTCAATAAACAAAGAACAGTATCAAAAGACTGAAGCTGAAGCTCAGAAAGATGATGTTCAAAAAGAAGAGTCTACTCAGAGTTTTGATGGTCTTGAAAGACAGATACAAGCCGAGTATGACGTTGCTTGGAAACATCAGAAACCTAAAAAAGATCAAAACGCTTTACGGCTAAAACTCTATAATAATCAGAAGAGAGATTTAGATGCAGTAGGTGATACTACCATGTTTACCATTCACCAAACGGTATTGGCCTCATTGTATGATGATCGACTAACAACTGATTTTGTTGGACGTGAAGAGGGAGATGATGAAGTTGCAGAGAATCTAACAAAAATGGCAGAAGCCGATTATGTTGATATGGAGAAGGATAAGATCGACTATGACTGGGACTGGGATACCACATTTTTCGGCAGAGGTATCTTGGGATTAGAGGAATATATCAGAGAACCGGACAAAGGTATTTATCTACCACTACCAGAAGTAATTGATCCCATGGTATTTCTCCATGATCCAAATGCAGTGTCTATTAATGGAGATAGAAAGCACAGAGGTGGTTGTGGATTCTTTGGTTTAGAAGTTTCGCTCACTGAAAAAGACATCAATGATTTACCAGACAAAAGGGATGATATTGTTTTTACAGAGTTATCCCATACAGGCGGAATAAATTCACTGTACAGAGATGCTTCAGAAGCCAGAAACAACGCTCAAAACCGACAAACACAAAAGAATGAGCAACAAGCTAATCTAGGTGCTAATGCAGGCTACATAGTCACTAGGTGGTACACGCATTTTCTAATAGGTGGAGAAGTTAAAAAGGTAAAAGCATGGCTAGGTAATGATAGATCTAAATTATTAGCAGTTACAGTATTAAAGAATCAAGACTACTGGCAGTTTATTGATAGGCCACTTTATCCAACCTCACATGACTGGGACGGAACCTCGATCCCTGATCTCACGGAAGATAAGCAGAGAGCTAGAGCTATAACACAGAATCTAGCCTTGAAAGCAATGGAAGCAGATCTTTACCAAAGTTATATATATGATTCAGTTAAAATTAACAACAGGGCAGATCTAACTAGAATAGCTAATAATAAGTTTATTCCGGTTGATAAACTAGATAATGGCAATATTAATAATGTGATAGCTCCAATTAATAAAGCTAGACCCAACATGGAGTTACTTAGCTTTATTTACAACTCACTAGATGCTTCGGCACAACAAGCAACAGCTACGCCAGACATCCAACAGGGTATGCAGTCGGCTAAAGATAGACCTTTGGGCGAAACCAATCTTATTGCATCAAGAGTTGATACTCGATATTCACTATCAGCTAAAATATTCGGTTGGTCAGAAAGATCATTTTGGCAACAGTGGTACAGATTATACAAAGATAATTTTGTGGACCATATTGACGAGAAGATTCTAAGAATAGAGGGCATCTTCGGTGCTAAGTGGAGGCCTCTTACTAGAGAGAACATCATAGCTCCTAAAGTAGATCCAGATATTAAGATCGAATCTAAAGCAGTGAATCGTGCTAAACAGCTAGAAGATAGACAGGGGCTGCAACAGTATCTCGGAATGGCTTTTCAAGAACAGAATACCAATAGAAGATATGGCCTAAGAATGATGGGTAAACTCTTCGGTATGTCAAAAGCAGAACTAGATAGACTATATCCACCAACTATTGATGAGAGAGAAGCAGGGCAAGAGAACGATTTACTCAATAATAATAAGCTAGCTCCAGTAACGAGAGAACAGAATCATGAAGTACATTTACTTGAACACATGAAAGCTGCAGATACACCAGCATCAAGGACTCACGTTAAAGCACATCAACAAGCATTATTGATGAAGAGAAGTAAACCAGAGCTATTCCCAGAAGATCCGGCAGATGTACCATTCGGTCCACAAGATCCACAATCGGGTGGCACAACCTCAAGACCAATAGCTCCAAGTCAGGCATCATCATGATTACAGATGAACTTCTAGATACACCAGAGAAGATTGAATTAGCATTAGCTAATTTTATTGATTTAGAAGGTCATTCAGGTTGGATACTACTTAAATCAATGATTAATGCCAATATATTAGTGTTGACAGAACAAATATTAGTAGGTGGAGATGAAGAGGTGCTTAACTTGAAACGAAGAGATCTTATAGCGTACAGGAATGTAATTAATACTCCCTCAGAATATATTAAGAGATCGAGAATAAGCCAATCTCCAGCTCCCTCTTTTGATCCTTATGAGAAACAAAAGAAACTTGACGAAGATGTTGGGTAGTATATATACTAAATGATTATTAATTAGCTTAATGGAAAAACCAAAGGCACTATGACAGACGAAAACCCAACAATTGACGTGGACGAATTACAGCTAGATGATGTTGTAGGCATGGATCCTGCAGATCTTACTGATACTCATAAAGAGTACCTAGAATCTAACAAACAAAATCTCACATCAGATCAACAAGTAAAGTTTGGTTTCTCTAATGAAACCCCACCAGATGAAACCCCACCAAAAGATGATAAAGAAGATGCTTTTGATCCAAATAAAATAGATATTGGAGTTAAGAAATCAATAGCTATTGATTTTGATGATAATGATGATGATGGTATGGATTTAGAAGATAGAGCAAGAATTAATAAGCAAGTTCTAAAAGGTAACAAAGGTTTGCTTGAAAGACAACAAGAGTACGAGGATAGAAGCGCTTTAAATAATGTCATTTCGGAAAAACCAGAGCTAAGGAAATACGTAGAACTAGCATATAAGTACATGAAAGCACATCCTAGCCTAGTAGCTGAAGATGCCATGAAGATTGCAAGCGCTGGAGATCAACAGAGAATTGGTGCGATTAAAGAAAGAGAAGCCAGTGAGAGGGCCAAAAAGACAGCTAATCCAGGGTCAAGCTACCGAGCATCATCCGGTGGAGCTAAAGACTGGGGTAAGGCAGATGCCAATGAAGTAGAGGCGCAAATAGCATTCGCTAAAGGTCAAAGGTCTTAATTATTATATAAAGGAATAAATATATGCAACTAATTGATTTAACACTAAAAGAACTCCAAATCAGGGCAACTGAAGCTGGTATGCCAGAAGCAGTAGCTAACTCGTTTACCACCAAAGCTCAAGTTGTTGCTGTTATCGAGGCGATTGAATTAAAGAAAACGGCTCAACTTGTAGATCCTGCAACTTCCGCCACCGAAACACCTAAAGAGAAAGTAAACACTGATAAAGCATGGCTCAGTAAAAGAGATGCTATGGGTAGAAAACTAGAATCACAACCTAAAGTCGGTATGGCTATTCAACTAGAACCAGGGGAACAAGAAGGTATTGTTGAATCTAAGGTAGTAAATGGTATCAGGGAGTTCAGGGTCATTTCAGGTTCAGTCAAAGAAAAGATTATTAATGGTTATAAGTGGATTATGCCAAAGGGAGTAATGACATTAGTCCCTGAACAAGTCTATGAATTGATATCTAACGAGCTTAATATCATGGCTAAGATTTCCAGTAAACAATCTATTGATAGGATTGATCCTCAAACCGGCAAAACTGTCAGAGATGCTTTAACTTAGCTATTGACATTATAATTTAACTCTAGGATACTAATCGCTAGTTAGACCTATTGGAAAAACCGAAGGCACTATTTCTGTAAAGAAGTGGTGCCTTTTTTAGTATAAATAATAAAGAGGAATGCAAAATGCCATTTACATCAAGATCAACCATCGCTGCAGAAGTTAATAACTTTTATGACAGAACTTTATTAATAAGAGCAGTACCAAATTTCGTACACAATAGATTTGCTCAAGTTAGAGATATTCCACGTATGGGTGGTACTAACGTTATTAAGTTTCGCCGATATGGTAGCTTAACAGCTAATACTACACCTTTGGTTGATGGCGTTACTCCAGATGGAACTTCACTCAGTATTACTGATGTGACGGCAACCGTCCTGCAATACGGTGACTATGTGACTTTGACTGATAAACTTCAGATGGAAACATACGATCCTATTTTAACTGAAACTGCAGAAATTCTTGGAGAGCAAGCCGGAGATGTGTTAGACCAACTCTGTAGAGCAGTCTTAGCAGCTGGAGCATCTAATCAATACGCCTCAACCGCTACCAGCACCGCTACTATTTCAAGTGGCATGAAATTTACTCGAGATGAAGCTAAGGAAGCAGTCCGAACCCTCAAGAACAATAATGCTAAACCAGTTACTTCCATGATCAATCCAGGAACAGGATACAACACCGTACCTATGAACGCAGCGTTTATCGGTATCATACATCCTTTCACGACCTACGATTTAGATAATGCAACAGGTTGGATTCCAGTTGAGAAGTATGCTAACAAGTCAGATGTCATGCCTGATGAAGTTGGTAGTTTAGCAGGAGTTAGATTTATTGAGACATCAAATGCTTACACTGTAGCTGGTACCTTAGTTACCACAGTTTACGGCACATTGATTTTCGGTAAAAATGCGTATGCTCAAACTCGTATTTCAGGAGAATCATTAAAGAATATTGTTAAGCCACTCGGTTCAGGAGGAGCAGAAGATCCTTTAGATCAGAGAAGCACATCAGGTTGGAAAGCTAGCTATGTTGCTAAAGTGCTTAATGCTAACTTTATCATCTTAGTGGAACACGCAGTATCAGCATAATAAAGTAAAAATAACGGAGGGCTAGATTAAACCCTAGCCTTCCATAAAAAAGAAAGAAAAAACAAAATGCCAGTAGTAAGCACACAATCACACAGCCAGGTTAGAAACACAGCAGTTGGTAGATATTTAACTGATGCAACAGCAGCGGCCATCACAATTACAACTGGTTTCAAACCAAGGTATGTAAAAGTAGTAAACAACACTTCTAGAGATTGGTATCAATGGTTTGAAGGTATGGCAGCAGACTCAGCTCATAAAACAGTTGCAGCCGGCACTGGTACATCAATCACCACTCTTGGTATCACCGTTGCCGAAGATGGCTTTGTAATCGGTTTAGATACCGATATCAATGTTATTAATGAGCAACTATCTTGGATTGCTGAAGGTTAATAAGTAAACATAAATAGCAATTACTGCCTTTTCTAGGCTGGTAGAAACAAAAAAGGAAAATATGAGCAATTTTAATTCTGCAACTTTAGGAAACTATGAACTAGAAAAAGTCCTAGAGTATCTCGATAACAAAGGTTCTGTTGGTTTAACTACCGGCAATGTGTATGTAGTTATTCCATCAACTAATGCGAATTATAATGAGTTCTACAATAAGTTTCAAAAAACCAACTTAGACGGAACATTCTTAATTCAACCAACTTTAACTGCTGCTATGACAGCGTGTACCGCCAATAGAGGAGATTTTATCTACCTTGCACCAGGATTTACTTTAACAGTTACCTCAACTGTGCCAGCGTTAGATAAAGCAGGAGTTACTATTGTAGGTATGGGAAATGGCTTAAGCCGACCAACCTTTACTTACGGAGCAGCGGCAGCAACTATCACTGTTTCAGCAGCCAACATTAGAGTATTGAATTGTCATTTTGTCGCTAACTTCGATAATGTAGCAGCAGCATTTACTCTAGCAGCTGCAAAAGACTTTGAATTAAATAACAACACATTTGATGATGTATCAACAATCTTGCATTACTTGAGTATCGTTGTCACAAACGCTACAGATCAAGCAGCTGAAGGTCTGAAAGTAATTGGCAATAGATGGAATGGCCTAGCATTAGCACCAAACGCCTTCATTTCAATTTTAGCAGCCACAGACAGAATTGTTGTAACAGACAACATTGTCTACATGGATGCTACTAATGATGTAGGACACTTCATGACTCTAGCAGCCAAGATTCTTTTAGAAGCAGAAATTAGTCGTAATGTTCTCGTAGTAGTCGGAGCATCTGGCGCTACAGTAGGTATCTTCCTTACTGGCTCAGGCACCACCTCAAAAGGTGTTGTTAGAGGCAATCGAGTGAGTTCTCTTGATACTACGACTGAATTAGTATTTACAGCAGGAACCGGCTTAGTGTACTTTGACAACCTTTACACTGGCGTTGCAGATAGATCTGGTTATGTCTTGCCAGCTGCTGACTCAGCAGCTTAATAAGTAGTTAAAAATATATAGGGGTTAGGTATATAAAAATATCTAACCCCTTATTGGAAAGAACACGTGCCACTCGAAAACAAACCCACATTACCAACAGATTCACAAAATAACGTCATTTTCGACTCTTCATGGGGTCCATTTAGATGTGAAAAGCTAGTTACCTTCTTGGGTGGAACTACTAATGCTTGGGGTCATGACACAGGAACTAGAGATGGCGGAGCATTATTTCATGTTACCGGAACTGTCAGGATGCGTATTATCGGCATTGTTGAGACTACCCTAGTAGGTGGGGCAACAGTAAATGCAGGAACTTCAAAAGACGTATCCGGATTATTAACTCAAGTAGCAGATGCAACAACATTACAAGTCAATGAGATTTGGCATGATGCAACTTCAGATGCTAGTATTGAACTCTCTTCGGTTGCAACAGAAAAGATTGTAGCCAATGGCCTCGATGTTTTACTCTATAATGGAACAGCCAACATTACGGCAGGTGCAATTAGATTCTTAGTATCTTGGCTACCATTATCAGAAGGATCATTAGTCGAACCTTCTGCATTGTAAAGGTGAGTTATGACTCCAGTTGAGTTTGCATACCATGTTAGATTCATGACTCGAACCACATCAGGAACATTCACTGATGCGCAGATTCTCGCTTTAATGAAACTAAGACAAGACGAAATCGCTCTTGCTATACTTGATGTTGATGAAGATATTTTACTTATTCCTCAATATACAAACCTAGTAGTATCTAGTATTACGGCTAGAGAATACCCACAACCTCCAGATATATTATCAAGAATAAAACGTGTCGAGGCTAAACTAGATGGAACTAACTATATTGTATTGAACGAGTTTGACGTTACCTCATACAGAAAATCTATCTCAACAGAAGCAAGTATCATTGCTAACTTCTCCAATCTAGAAGGAGGGGCATTTTTTGATATAATAAGAAAATCTATTTTTATTTATTCAGGAACTCTTACAGCAGTTACAGACGGCCTCAAGATATTAGTTAATACATATCCGGCAGCTATAACAGATCTAACGCTTACTTCAGATCTAAGCCAAGATCCTTCAACTACAACTCATGGTATTCCTAGAGCCATGCACGAGATCTGGGCTAGAGGAGTTATTATTGATTACAAGTCTAGTAGAGAAAAACCAATCCCATTAAGTGAGCGTGAGTTAAGCTACGAGAAAGATCTAGGGAAAAAAATTAAGGCACTAAAACATGGTAATCTAGATAGAGAAGTAATTGGGGAATTACCCGATGCCTCAGATAGAGGTAATGATGGTTTTGATTATTAAAGGATTATATGGCGTGGAGTAAAACAGCTAAACCAACAATCAGTTTTAGTAGGGTAGCTAAACCATCAATTGCA